ATGTTGTAGTCGCTTTTAAGATAAAAGACTGCAGCTAGGGCTCCTGTAACCTGGCGGCCGGTCGTCCCATCTGGTGCGACCGCGGACGTGGCCGCGTTGGCTACGTCTATTACCCATAGTCCATAAGCTCCGCCTTCACCGGAGGAGGCAATTGAGACATTTCCCATATCCCAGCCGGCCTTACCATCCGAAGTTGAGTTAGAATGCTCCGCGCCTAATAGTCTAACAACAGTTAGTGGAGAATTATTTTTAAGCCAAGCTTGGGCAGCATATCCTGCATATGTAGGGGCGGTAAAATTACCTTCTCTCCATACGTCACCACCTCTTCCACCAGGAATTGGTTCGCCAAAAATCTCAACAAACTCAGAAAAAGATTGCACTTGCACTGGCCTCATTGCTGGTCCGCGCAAGGTTCTTCCAATTATTACTGGTCCAACTCTATCCGATTGTCTAATAATTTGAGAATTATCAATTTCGTCAATAAAAACGCCTGGTGATACAAATTTAAATTTGCTTTCTGGTCCTTGTGCCATGCTTATATTCTCCTTCTAAATGAATGGTTATATTCTTATATAAATAGTTAACAAATGCTCGAAAACCCATTTTATAAAAAATATTAACTCTCTCTATAAAACCCTTCTTTGCCAATATGTTCAAGTTCGTCCTCGGTGGCAAATCTCTCTCTGGGGATTTTGTATTCCACTGCATTTTCTCTAATAACAATTTTTGGCTGTTCCTGATTCTTATCTTCTCCTATTAAATATCCTAAAACTTTGATATCAATCTTAGTTTTATACGTTCTTTCTTCTGCCTCTAAATTCGCATTATTATTCTCTTGCGAAAAGCTTTGTTGAATAAACGCTTCATACCTGTGGCCATCTTTTTTAACGACAGTGTAGTTTATACCTCCGGTTTTTGTTATAAATGGCGTCAACATCTCATTCATTTGCTGTTGATATTCAGTTCTTAATATTACACTATAATTGACTTCCACATATACGGGTATCGGAATCGACATTGTTTGATAAACAACTCTTTTATTTTCTTTAGGAAAATTGATTTGCCCCCTTTTATCAAAAGCGTTTGCGTTTGCATATTTTGAGGTTTTATTTTGATTTATTCTCCTAGCAATTGTAATTGAACCGCCTTTTTTATCAAATGTAGGCGGAATATTCGCTTGAAAGATGCCTTTTTTTTCTGGATTTTTATCAATAGACGTCCTTTCAATTGTAATGACTGGTAAAATTATTGAATCAGAAGAGTCTCGTAAGTTTTGATTATTTTTAACTTGAAATGCTCTTTCAGACGTCATCCAAATAACTGGAACTTTTTTCCACCCTTCATTTGTTGTGCAAAAAATATTAAAACCATCATCTAAAAGCTCCAACAAGGCGCCATCAATAGTCTCAAATGTAGACGGAGTAACAAGTCGCTCTTCTAATATTTTCGGATCCGAAATTCCTGTGTAACTCTTATCACTTGGCATTGAAAAGACCCTCGCGTGCCCTAATACACTTTGCTGATATTTCCATACGATGTTGAGGTTGTCCAAACAACTGTTTCGGCTCACTTAAGTTAACAATTTCATAGTATATCTCTCCATACGAAACGAAGTCTCCAACTCGAACATAGAGATCTTGATCTTCAGTTAACCTTCTTTTATGAAAATGTATATTTATCGCTGCTTTTTTATCAATTCCAACGTTACCCATCCATGATGTTTGTAATTCTTCCCACTTAACCAGCGCGTAAACACGAATTGGCGGCAAGAATGTTTTTTCAATAGCTTCTCCATATAACGGATGAAAATTTGTGTGCTCTAGACTTATAGGATAGTACAAAATTTGTTGGCCAATAACCCTTTCAATCAACTCATCGTTGACTTGCTTGACCAAATTCCGTTCTTTCTCGCCAGTAAATAACGGAGGCGGTGGCTGTTCTGGTTGTTTCCATTTGGACATTGTTTCTTATTAACCTACAAAAATTGGGAATGGTGTCAACTTATTCAATTTAAACACTGATTCAGATTTGTTAGCATCTTGTTCGGCTAATTTCGCATACGTTAACTCGTCTAGTGTTGTCTTTAGTTCTTCTCTTAATTTTTCTTTTTCTTCTTTTGCTTGACCTAGCAACTCACTATGATTTAATGTTACAGATTCTCCAGGTATGGGCATGGTAGTAAACTTGCCTCTAATTTGGCCTAGCATTTCTTTTGCTAAAGCTAAAGCAAACCTTCTAATCCATTGCTTTCCAATTGAATTTATATTCTCGTAAGGTATATTGGCAAATGGAAGAGTATTCATATTATTAATGCCATCTGTGCCTGTTTGCCTGTCGCTATGATCCTCCCACGCATCTCTCTTTATTGTAAATCTAACCCACATCTTTCTAGGACCAACAGTCGTCGATAAAGGATATATTCTTAATTTATTATTTTTGAGTTCATAAGAATAATGAGAATTTCTCGTGTAAATTGAAGATTCAAAACTCTTTGCTTGAAGTTTGTTTTGCCAAACAGGAATAATTTGAAATTGTGAATCATCTGCCCACTGACCATAGTTTTGAAGATTGCCCACTGTGTTTAATCCACCATAATATCCATAAAATCTCCACATAGACTGTGGTGTTTTAAAATAAACTTGTTTAATAGTAACTTTATTGTTGCCAACTAAAGCATTTGTTGTTTGAAAATTACTTGAACTTGATATTACAGTTTGCAAATCATAATCTTGCACATCTGTGTCTGTAGTGAATGAAGCTGAATATTCCGTTTCGTTCCCACCTACGGCAACCAAACTTGCGACACCTTGTGAAAGTCTTCTGGCATATTCAAATCTAACTTGAGGAAATTTAAGGGCCACATTTGTGCCGCTCAAGCTTGATGATAGGCTGCTAGCTTTTAAATTACCGTCCTGATCAAAAGTTCCAGTTGTATTCCCAAGCAAATCTGACAATACATTTTTTGCTTGATGTATGTTAACTATATATGAATATTCTAATACTGCCTCTTCGTAAGCAGTATAGACATTTTTTTCAGTTAATTCAACATCTAATACGTCGCCACCTAATTTTCTATATGTGTATGAAACCTGATCAACAGCACCCGAAAGAAAATCTATTGAAGACAGATATACCCCAAATGGGACTGCAGTTGTGGTCACGTTCGTTGTTGAACCAGTAGCTGGCAATCTCACTGCGCTGATATTGCTTTTTGGTGTAAGAGTGGTGGCGGCCATTCATGAAATTCTCCTATACACTATAAATAGTTTTGGAAAATAGAAAACCCCAGTCCAGCCGAAGCCAAACTGGGGTTTTCCATAAAAAGGTTAATTTAAATATTAACCAAGTATGTCGGACACTACTACAAGACCGTACATATCAGGACGTACCATCTTCTTGGCATAGCGAGTCATGACACCCTTGCGGGGCACGAAGTCTTCTACACCGAAGATAGTAGGCGTTACCTGGAGAGGTACGTAAGGAGCGTATACATATCCACTCTCGAGGAATGAACCACCCTTGCGACCAACAAGGACAACATTTCTCAAGAAGTAGGGATCTACGTATACATCCCATTTCTTGCTAAGACTGCCAGTCTTCACAGAACCAACTGTGCCTCTGTCAGTATCACCTGTTACATCAGCACGGAAACCGGAAGTAAACTCGAGGATATTAGCTACCTCGGGACCTACCACGATAAAGTTGGCTCCGCCGCGAAGTGTCTTACGATGAATAGCAGCAGAAACATCGTTGATTGTCTCAACAAGAGTCTCATACCATTCAGACACTGTGCCGGTGAAGTCAGCACCAAGCAAGCTCTCGTTCGCTACAAGACCCTCAATTGGAGTGCCATTGCTACGATTAAGGAACTTACCCGGGCGGCGTGACCAGTAAAGCGTATCAGCAGTCGCACCAGTAACGAGATCATTGAGAATCTCGCGATCAATTTCTAGAGCAATTTGCTCAGAAAGGATACCAGTAAGCTCAACCTCGGCATCGAGATTGTGATAAGCATTGAGGTCCTGACCTAATTCAGGAGTCCACTTAGCTTTGAGCTTCTTAGTGATCGCCGTGACGGACACACTATCGACTTTGATGTCGATTTCAGGGATATTGGGATTATTCTCAAGTCCCCACGTGGTCTGTGCAACTACAGCACCGATTGCGTTGGTTGTACCAGCAGCTGCTGAACCTCCAAAATCATCGGTTTCAGCGAAAGTAATAACTTTCGCAGCCTCGTTGACTTCTGTCTTCGTGCTCGCCGCGCTTAAGCCGGCGCTTTGACTACCATCAAGGTTGCCATCTTGACGTGTACCATCCTTGAATACAACAACAATTGACGTACCCGTATCGGTAGGATCAAGAGCAGCTACTTTGTCGGTGGCACGTGCCGAAGTGGCACCAACCATCGTTGTCAATCGACGAACGAGAATAGCTTTGTCCTCTTCCAAGGCGGAAGTTGCAGAACCAGACGTAACATTAATAGTAATAAGATTATTACGATTAAGTTGTGTATAGTTCGCGTGGCCAGGAACCGTAGCTACAACAACAAGAGTACCAGAAAGATCGGGATCGTAACGTACTAGCTTGTTGAGGGAGGTTTTGATCGCAGAACCACCCAAAGTTGCAGCGGTAACAGTCGCATCTGCATCATCAGTACCAACGGTACCCGAAGCAACAACAGTAAACGCGGCTTGAAGCGTCAATGAACCAGTAGGTGAAGAATATCCATTATTCAAGTTATAAAAACTCTTTTCAGCGTTTTTATTACCGTCACCGCCTAGGTTCATACCGCCAGTAATTTGCTGACCAACAACACCACCACCATACAGTGAATCGTTAGCAGCTCCACCACCTCTAGCTCTATCGAACTGGAAGTCGAGGAAGAAGATAAGACCGGAAGGAAGACTCATCGGCTGAACTGATACAAGATCGTTAGCGATAAGACCCCCAAATACGCGGCGTACGATTGGGAACGCCACTGCGGCAAAACCTTCTACATCACCAACAGCCATGGAGCTATTCTCACGAAGAAGCTCCTTGGCCTGGTTTTCAAGTAAAAGAGCCATATTGCTCTTAGCGTTGGCATTATTAAGGCCTTCCAAAAGACCAGTTCTTTCCCACTTATTTAGTAGAGCAGCACCTTCCTTTTGTAGATCCCTATTAACAATGCCTTCAGTTAATTTTTCTAAAACAGACATATTTTTAATCTCCTTTTATTTAATACCTGCTAAAGTTTTCCATCTATTGGAGACGGAATTATATTGTTTCTCATCTTTGCGAGAAGACAATATCGTTGAAGAGTTCTTTTTCACTGCTTCGCTCAGTGATTTTGGTGGACGCTTGCGCGAACTACCCACTGCGCTTTGAAGAGTATCATAGATTACTTTAGCCCCTTCAACCGAATCAGCCTTGGACAGAGCTTCGACAATATTATTTTTTTGTCGCTCATTCAGGGAGGTGCTACCCAACACACGATTCGTGTACAACAGCCTAGCATTTGAAAGATTTACTTCATCAAGTTTTTCCTTCAACATCATAAGCATATTCTTATATTCTTTACTCTTTTTAGAAAGTGATTTTTTATCTTTTTGAAGTTTTTTTACTAATTCTTCGAGTTTTTCCTTTTCTTCATCTTCTTCTAGTTCTTCTTCGTCTTCAGAAAGAGCCACTTCTTCATTATCTCTATCAAGAGTTTCGTTTGATCCGCCGCCTGGTTGTCCAGTTGGCACATTTTTTGCGTCGACTTTTAATTTTTCGAAAATAGAAGCTAGTTCTTCTTCCGTTAAATCAACTTTGTCTTCTTCAGATTCTTCGAGGTCTATTTCTTCGTCTTCAGATTCTTCGAGATCTATTTCTTCGTCTTCTGTCAATTCTTCATCTTTTAAATTCAAAGCTTCGGCTAACCTGTCTAAATCAATTTCTACCATTTGTTCTTCATCTGGACATCCACCAATGCAGATATCAGTGCCATCTGTATGTGTCATTTTTAAATTAGGAAATTCGTCTTCAACTGGCTCCGTGGTTTCTTCCAAACCTAAGTCCAGATCCGGGGCGGCGAGTGGATCGTCCATCGGCCCTTCAGCACCAAGATCTAAAGGTTCTTCTCCCTCTTCACCTGGAAGCGGCTCATCTGGATCACCTGGAAGCAAAGGTTGTTCTAAAAGTCTATTTAGGGCAGTTTTAATCTCTCCAGAATATTTCTCCAAAACTGCTGTTTCCGCATTTTTTAATGCGGCTTCTTTAAGTGCATCTGCATCAACAATGGCCTGTTCTAACATATCTGACATAATAAATCTCCTGATATAGTCAATTCATAATAAATAGTGTGTTGCATTAGTAAATGCCATGTTATTAAACCATAGATTTTTTATATCGCAGTCCAGTTAAATACAACGAACTCATTAGGATTTTGTTTAGTACCTCTTATGTTCGTAAAAGTAAAGCTAATGTAAACAGCTCCATCGTAATCTGCTATTGATGGGCGCGCCACGGAGACTTGAGAGGGTCCAAGAGAACCACCGCCAACAGGGTTATCGGCCGAACCAGTTTGCTCCACTATGTTTACAATCACATTGTCTGTGGCTTTAAGCACGCCGGCATAATTATGCACAGACGTATAAAATTCACCATTATTAGCAACTTCACTAGTACAGGTAAAGTGAATTTGACCACTTCGTTCAAAAACAGCCTGTCCAGTATCATCTGCTGAGCTACCAGTACGATAATAACGTTTCTTATCGCTGTGGTAGGACCCGGAGAAACCGAGTTCAGGGCCATGGGCCGCGGTCTTGAAACCTGAACCAGTTACGGCGGAACCTTGCAAAGAACCAGTTAAAATAACTTGACCCATGTCGGCATTAGCACCAACAGTCATCTCGCCTGTATAAATATAAAGGCCGGATCCGGTAACAGAACCCACATTTGTAGTTCCGGCAGTGAAATCTACATCTCCAGCCGATAAAAACGTTGTGCCAGTGACAGCTCCCATATTAGCAGCAGGCTTACCGGCAATATCTCCACTAATACTGAATGAACCTGTAACCTGATGTACATCAGTTGTTTCTGAACCGAAACTAACTGGGCCCTCTTGATCCGCTGGGCTACTTGAAAAACCACCGCCGCCGCCAAAATTTCCCATTTCTCAATTCTCCTTAAGCCGTTATTCCAGAACCTGTTAATGCATACATATCGCCAGTATCGATTGTCGTTAATTCTGCAAAAAGTTGATACGCACTATTTTTTGAAATATCACACTGGACATTGGTTAAATAAATTTCTTTGCACTTAACGTTAAATGTAACCGAGTCTTCATCACTATCTAAAGTAACATAATGGCGACCAGTCATTACGCCTTGCTCCGTATTATAAGACCCTGTAGGTTTAAAATGTATTCTAATGACCGAATTCGATCCGGATGCGACTACAGTAATTGAGCGTGTAACAGCTCCAAATTCAATTTTGTGCGTATTACCAGGATGGCCCATACTTTCCGAGCCTGTTAAATATGGCCGACCGGCGGCCAAATAAGCAGCTGCGTGTCCTAATCCTGATCTATAATTAAAAGCCATTTTTCACTCCATTCCTTAATTAATTAGTGTCTTGTTGTTGTTTAATCTTCTTATTTAAAGCTTTTATTCGCTTTTTAAGCTTGTTTCTTTTTTCAGATGGTTTCTCGTAATACATTCTATCACGAAAGTCTTCAAGTATTTGTTCTTTTTTGATTTTTTTCATAAATCTTTTTAAAGCTCTGTCAATATGCTCCTCCCTTCTAACTGCTACCTCAACCTTAACTGATTTCATATTGTTTATCCCTTAGCTAGTGCTTTCCAGATGTTGGCTTTACCGGCAAACCTTGATATATCAACGCCGGCGTCAGTTGGCTCGAGCCCAGAAAGGGCCCCTTGGGGCGCTCCACTTGCAGCTGGGTTGCCAGCTCTGGTTAGTGGTGCTGTATTTTCAAACAAGTCAACACCATTGTAAGAATCGCGCCCAATTGCATCTAACATTTTTTTTCTGGTTTCGCTCATTTTATGTGTTCTCTTTTGTTTTTCTTGCAATTGTAATTGTCTAATTTCGTTATCGTTTTCTTGTTTTTGCTCGACAACTAATTGCTGTGTGGTCCCTAGACCTTTTACAACTTCAGAAATGACAGTAGACAATAGGCCTTCTTCTAAAATGGCTTCTTGAATGCATTCTTTAATAAGCGGCTTTAATACTTTTTTGAGTTCTGATTTTTTCATTCTGTTTCTCCGGACACCATCCAGTCTGGCCTTAAGTATTTTTTTTGTATCAGCCTCACCTTCCGTTTGCCGGCGCCTTTGACACCTCTCGGCCACATAAACTTTACACTTCCGGGGTGATCTGGTTGATCCGCGGCCAGCCATTCTTCTTCTAGTACTTCGCCAGGAGTATTTGGTTTAAGGCCCGGGCCCAACATATTTTCTTGCTGAGTGGTCAAATGAAATCGTTCATCTCCGTCGCCGGCCCGGGCTGATTTTTTTACACGAACGGGGACTGTTGTTGGTTGTTCTAATTTTACTACTACTGATTTAGTTTCTTGAATAGCCTTTTCAAGTTCTTCTTTGATGATTTGTTTAAGTTGTGATTTTGTTAGTTTCACTTATCGCTTTCTCCTTTTAGTACATCGTTTAATGCGCGATTGATTCTATCTGCTTTTGTGAATACGCCTTTCACAGCGCCTTCATGAAGATGTCTTGGTGTCATATACGCACCAGTCGTTGAAGGCTCAGAAACCATATCAAAACAAATCAATTGAAAATCATCCTCAACGATTGTATCTCCGTTAGATTCGGTAACTGAGCCCATTCCTCTAGAAGAAATTCCAAGTTTAACGCCGGCATTAACAAGCTCTTTTAACACTTGGCCTGAAGGAGTGTTGAGTACTTGAATTTTGCCCATTACAGCATCATTGTCCCACCAAACTTCTGTTACAAGGTGGGAAGCATTTCTAAGATTAATAACTGACTCATCCGGGTGATCTAATTCGCCTAATGCTCTTCTTTCTTTTACAAGCTTTGTGTAGTTTTGTACTTCTCTTTGTAAGATGGGGCTGGGATATACGCGACCATTGCCATTTTTCGCGTCCGCCCTTTGCATAATACCACTAAGGAACACATGACCTTCTTTAACCATTTTCTTTTCGGCTTCAGTTAGAAAGTCTTGGCAAACGCCACCTTCACAAAGTTCGTAGTATTCCCTTAATAGTAGTTTTGACATTTAATTAATATCCTTGTGATTTATACCGGGGGGGAATCAGGAGGCAGGAAACGGCCTCCGGGGGTTTCACCCTTCAAAAGATCCATTGCAACTTGCAGAATCGGGTTCGCAATGATATCTAAATCAGTGGTTTTCCCAGTTCGCATCTCAATTTGTGTTACAATAATCTCAGCTAGGTTGCCCACCGCATGCGAAATATCCTGTTGCGCGCCGAGATTTTCTGACATGTTGCCAGAGAAATTTTGCAACTCTTCTTTAATAATCCCTTTCAATTGTTTTTTCGTTAATTTCATTTGATAAAACTCCTTTATTAGTTTGTTGTAACAATAAGAAGCACAGTCAGGCGCCTTTACAACACCTCCTTACGGGCTGTAACATCCACTTATTAGTTGTCCAAATGTTTGAATTCATGTTTAACTCCATTATCTCCAAATAGTGTGCATAAAATGTAAGATGTTCCAGAACTCAAACATCCTAACAAGAAATAATTAGCAATACTATTGTCAAATATAAATAGTTCTGTATATTTGTTTATTCCTACTAAAAACACGCCAACCCAAAATCCAATACACATTGGACAATGGAAGAAATGGTGTTTAGGTCTTATTTTTTCGAATACTGAACCATAGGTCAAAATTTGCGTTAAACCATAGGTACAAAGAATAAAATATATTAACTCCATTTTAATACCTATAGAATGTTGTCATCCCATATGGGCCGCGGACCCACCCTGGAACAAGAGAGCCTTTCTTTTCTTCGTGAGGTATTTCGCCAAGTTCTGTGGAATCTTCATCGCTAGGATTCAAAAGATACTCTTCCTCTTCTTCAAACTCGTCGACAAAATATGGCCTTTCCTCTTTCATAAAACTCTCAATTAAAAACAGAGCTACGTGAAAAGGATTTATTTTTTCATCTATCGATTCTAGCAGTTTTGCTTCAACGGAGCCATACACATTGCCCCCTTGGATTGAATCGTGTGCAATTACTCCTTTTTTGGAAAGAAACTCAAATAATCTATTTTGGGTTTTATAAACTTTATCACTTGTTACTTTTCTTCCTTTTGAAAAAGTGACTATTTTTTTGGTTCTTGGGACTAATACAATATCAATATCCATATGATCAAAGATCATGATATTCCCATCAATACTTTTGCGTGCATTAAGTAAAACTGTAGCTTGTGGCTTTCTTTCTTCGCCAACTCTTAGAACAACTTGTGGTTCTTCCTCTTGTTCTATTTTAAATACAATTGCCATTAATCTAAAATCTCTTTTGCCAATTTTTGAATCTTGAAGATTTTGTTAATTAAACGTTTATCAATATTTTCATTTTTCATTTTACTGAGAGTTAATAAAACTTTTTTAGTTTTCTCTGTCATATCTGAATCATCTTTTACCTCTTTCGAACTTAAAGAATTTTTAACAATTTTTTTAAGCCTGGCTATTTCCTCGTTAAGATATACTTTTAATTCAAGTCCGTTGTCAACGAAAGAAGAAATATATTTATTAAGCATTTGCTTTTGCTCTTCAAGTAATTTTGTGGAATATTCCAAATTAAACTTGTTTATAAAACTTTGAAAAACAATATTATCAATAGGCTTCATGTTGCCTTCTTTTTGGTTTTTATTGGAAATTAATTTTCTAACTATCTCATTTTCCAAAAGAACACGTTGTTTAACAGGACACTCGTTATCAAATATTTGGTAAATTGTTGCTATGCTCTTATAATTGGGAACAAAATTTGAGAAAACAGATTTTGATAATATTTTATTTATTTGTTTTATGACACTACTCTGTTCTAGAAAAAGTTTGTCCTTGTCAATTTTTGAATGTTCTTTTTTAACTTCAGTTATTAATTTCTCTGCTAGGTGTGGGTGTACATCAGAAGTTTCATATAACGCCTTATACAAATTTAATTCTTTGAGAAGTGTAGTTTTTTTATTGAAGCCTTTATTAATAATCGACGCTAGCTCTTTTTTTAGTTGCTCATTTTTTTCCATTATTGATCGTGATAATTCTCTAATAAGGACTTCATAAAGAAAAGCCGTATTACGCTTCTTGTTGTGCTTTATCTTCATCTTTAGATTCATTATTTTTTTGCTCCAATTCAGTTATTAAATTTTTAACATCATGATGAACTTTAAATATCTTGTTTTCTTCATCATTATAATTAGTGTCTTGTATTTCGTAAATTCCCTTACCTAGGCTAGTTAATTCACCTGCGCCCTTAAAAACATTTCTTTTTGTATTCCTGCCTGTCTCATCTGAATATTTGGCTCTGTAAGATCTTTTTCTTGCTCCAGCTTGTCTTTTGTCCGCGCGAACTGGAGTATACCATTTGCCTTTAGATTTAGAAGTTGTAGTTTTGCCATCATTTCTTCTTTTAACTTTGTACCAATCTTCATCTCTTTTGCCAGGAGGGGCTGCCAAAAGACCATATTCTTCTTCTTCGCCAGCTTCAGCGCCGGGTTCAGCGCCAAGCTCTTCAGCGCCGGGTTCGACACCAAGCTCTTCAGCGCCAAGATCGGCGCCTAACTCTCCTCCTGCTTCTAATCCTCCACCGGCCGCGGCTGTTATCCCCTCTTCACCAGCAGCTTCTAGGGCGGATTCAAACTTCTTATCATAAAATAGTTCTCTTTGCATACGAATGAATTCTTCATCAGAAAGATTAAATACATGTTTCGCAACCCAACGCTTACTAAAGAAACCTTCAGTAGCTGAACCTGCTGTATCAAATCGAGTTTTCCAATTTTCCAATTCTTGCATTTCCGCAATCTTCGAAGGATTATTAAGTGAAAGCCTGAAAGAAATTAAATCACTTCCTCTATACCCAAGTGTAAACAAATGAATGATTCCAATTTTTTCCAATTCAGTAACAACAGCTCTTTGTAATCTTTGAACCGTTCTTGCGAAACGAATATCTTTTTGAGCTAATGTTGTTTTATCTTCTTCCGCGCCTTCGCCCCTAAAAAGGTATGCTTGAGGAATTTTAAGAGCGGCAAACAATTTATTTTTTAGATATTTAACATCATCGATATCCCCTGTGTATGAGCCCCCGGCGATGGTATCGATTTTGGTACTAGAGTCGCCTCTAACCGGAATAAAATAGTCTTCTTCAATGCTTAAGGGGTTATACCGTAAGTCAACACGTCCGGTGGCAGCGTCAACTACTTGATTTCTTTTCATCTGTGTCATTGCTTTTTGCATAAATTGCTCAACATCTTCCGGTGGAATATTGCCAACATCAATGTAAAATATTTTTCTTTCTGGGGAACGAACAATACGATATGCCATCATAGCATCTTCCAAAAGATTTAATTGTCTCCAAATTCTTCTCGCCGGCTCCAGAATGCTCGTTCCGTATGGGGCATATTTGTCGTTTCCTAAAATACGAAAATGAGCAATCTGCCAATTTTCAAAAGTTATTCCGCCAGAATTCCATTGATACTGAACATAGTTTGGATTTGTTTTGTCTTCACCTTCGACTCTCTCTACTTCAGAACCCGGCATGCCAATTACATTTTTAACACCAATCTCTTCATCAATGTCTAAATATAGAAAAAAATCACCATACTTACACATCGAGCGGCACCATCCAAAAAGATTGAATTCTATATTCATTGCGTTATGGTATACGCTTTCGAGTATTTCTTTTATCTCTTCATTTGGGCACTTAATTGTTAACAATGGTTGCAAGTCACTTGAAGTCGCCATTTCATCTGCATATATATCTAATGCGGACGCAGTAATTGGCTCATATTCCATCTGCTCAAAATCACCATATCTTTCAATGCGATTTTGATTGGCCATGATATTAGCAGTAAGATTTTCAAAAGGATCATATGATGTTTTTTTAAATTGTTTCCCACTAGCAGAGTGAAATTTATATTTGTCTAGTTGCCTTCTTTTTTCCTTTCTAGGTAGTTGAGTTCTATAATTTACAATTGGGCCTGAAAATAATTTTGTCAATCTTTTAAATAAAGAAGACAGGGGGTTTCTTGGGTTGTTTTTACGATCTGCCATTAATTTTATCCTTTAAGAAGCCAAATAAAGTTTTCTTGTTCATCTATACTTTTTTTCATTTCATCAGATTTTTGTATTGGCTTATATTCGTTCATTCCTGATATAGATGTATTAATTATACTATCAGATTTAAACATAGAATTTAAACAAGCCTTTTGATATTCAATTTTTCTTTTGTTTTCGACAAACACCGTATCTTTTATCCAACACCCAATTGCAAAAGACATAACTAAATCATCATTTTCTGATCGCATTGCTTGTGCCTTTCCGTTATTCCAAATAAAAGTCTTAAATTCATTATAGAGTCTAGACGAATACGTTGTAATTAGCTTGTTTCTTATAAATTCTTCCATCTTAGCGACAATAATTGGTCTTGTTTTTAACGAAGTTGTGAAACCAGCTACACTATTAGAATTATGTTCTGCAGTTAGCTGATCAATATATTCATGAGTTGATTTAATAGAGTAATATATATTTGAGTATTCCATATCTTTGAGTTTGTCTAACACCGCAAACCCAACTGAATTATTTTCAACAACCACCAAACAGCTGCCATATTCTTTACCAGCGTCGGATAATATATTTGAAAAAATATCTGGCGCGACTTTTCCTTGATATTCTGCAACCACTTCTGCTGTCTCCAGCTTGAAAACATGGAACACAGAATAGTCTTGCCCGTCGCCTCTAGCAACATCTGCAGTGATCATATATGTGTTCTCTGGCTTATATTCTTCCCAAATCCAAAAATTTCTATCAAAGCCGGTTCTATATTTTGGCTCTTTTATGTTTTGTTCAATAAATGTTAGATCTTCTGGATGTATTACTGTTTCACCAGAAGTGTTAAAATTACATTCAAGCTCTTGAGCAATTTGGCGGATTGACATATTTTTAGTTTCTTTCTCAAACCAATTTTGATCACGATCTGGGTGTACGTCCCACAATAGTTTTGTTGGATGAAAGTCATTTCTTCTTGCTTCTGAATCAATATATGTTTTAAAAAACCAGCCACCTACACCATTTGGAGTACTAAGGGCAATGCAGCGGCCGCCAGTTGAAATTGTAGGATATAAACCTGTCCAAAGCTCTTCAAGGCCATCGACATGTGCAGCCTCATCAACGACTAATAATGATAATGCCTCTGAACGGCCGGCATCAACAGAAGTAGAAGATGCTTTAATTTGAGATCCATTGCTTAGTTCAAAACTAGCTCTATTATCAACAATGACTTTTGCCATCTGAATCCATTCGGGCAAATATTGAATTATCGCTTTGACTTTTTTAACAAGGTTCGCTGCTGTGTGATACTTTGTTGCGACAACCAACACATTTTTACTACGATGAAACATCATTAACCAAACAACATAAGCTGCTGTAATTGTTGAAATTCCAAGTTGTCTTGCCTTTAAAATAATGTTGAAACGATAATCATTGAAGTCTTCGATAAGATCTTCTTGATAATCATAAAGCTTAAAAGGAATTAGCCCTCTCATCGGATGAGAAATTTTACAATAGTTGTTTATAAAATAAACTGGATCCTTACCACACTTAAGGATCTCTTTCGTTATTTCTTTCTTTGTTAATTGGTAAGACATTCATTATTGTGTTATTGTTTGACGCCAGGCTCTAATATACTTTTGTACACAAAATATTTTATCTTGGCCATATCCGTGCCGGCCCCAGATATATCAATATTATCCGGAACCGTCTTGCCCATTTTCCCCCACATATCAATCATTTGCTTACTCGGTATGAAATTATCCATCAATCGTTTACCACCTATGAATACGCGGCGGTTTGGGCTCAAATGCTTGGCCAAAAGATCCTCTGATTCTTTATCCCAATTTTTTTCTGCTTGTGGGGCGTCGAGTTCAGCGCTGTAAACATCTCGCGGCTGTTGCCATTGTCCTGGTGCGACAGGTTTCAAACCTGTGCGGCCCATACCTCCACGCAAGGGATCTCCAGAATGTTTCTTAAGCCAGTCTCCGATCTCGGCCCAAAATGACTTTTCCTCTTCTGGAGGCAACTCTTGTGTTGCGGCGGCTACTTCTTTTGATGGAGGTTCAGGTGGAGCGCCGGCGAATGCTGGTGTTGAAGTGAGAATACTTGTAACAGCCATCAACGGCAAGCCATATTTCATTGCCAATCTCTTAGCAGTATCCTTGAGGCCTTCAGCCAACAGTTCTTCTATTTCTTTTTGCGACTTGCCCTCAGTCAGCAACTTTATAAAACTCTCTTTGATATATTTTTCAAATTCTTTTTCAATAAGAACTCTTTGTGTTTCTTCTACAATGACCTCTTTTAATTGTGATTGAGCAAATCTCATTTTTTTGGCTGTATCGCTTTCATCACCATATTGGCTGTAGCAGTATCGTTACCCAAAGCAAGCAGCAACCCTCTAGAGGAATCTCCCTCTTGTGGAAGTTGATGTCGTAAAACCAACTGTATAAGTTGTGCATATTCCTTTTTTGATTTGACAGCTGGAAGTATAGACCTAACCCTCTCCACAGCGCTCAATAATTTTTCTTTAGGTTTCCCCGCGGGAGCCGCTGTTGGGGGAGCCGCGGCGGGGGCGCCTGCTGCATCAGTTCTAAGTTCCATTATTTTATCAAGCTCTTCCTTGATGATTTTCTCAATCTGTGATTTGGTAAATTTCATTGTTCTTTCTTCCTTGTTACATTTTGGGGTTTTTTACCCTTGCCAATTTCAAAATTTTTGTTATAAGCTAACCAAGTTTTCGTAATTTGATCTAGATGTTCTTTCGCAGAAGATCCTTCTTCGACGGCGACAACTCCATCTAGCCCGCCAATTTTGTACATGCAATTCGCCTGACAAGTGCTTCTAACATTACTAATATGTTGGACCATAATGTCTGGATCGCCTTCTTTCGTTAGAGATAAACTATCTCCTGTAATTTTTTTATACTCTCTTTTTAAATAATTTGCTATATCGTTAATGTTGGCTGTAATTGTATTTTCAAATCTATTTTTATCATGAGTTTCTTTAAGCTTAATCTCTGCATGATATAAAATATTTAATTTATTTCCATGAAAGCGAACCTTAAATCCATCAATTTCTCTACTTTCTAAAACAGAATCACCTTCTTCCCTTCGAAGTCCCATTTTTTTCTCTTCGCCATCGGCAGTATAACGCTCATCGTGCGAACCATCATAAGCATTCGCTGCTGCTTGTGAGATCCCTTTTATAATATCTAATACAGTTGCCATTATTTATCTCCTAGCTGTACATAATGATTCAATATAAGTAGTTCTGTCTTTCTTTAATGTCTACGACTTTTTCGAAAACGACCATGGTATTATGATGTATCCAGTTTTTGTAGTTTTCATCTTCTCCAAGTATTCGGGCGTCTCCGTCGCGTTTGCCTCCCTCCCGAGCGCGCACCGCCGGGTCGTAACGACGTTTCTTTCCTAGAATTTTATTATAAATATAAGGTGTGATATAATAAATTAAGTTCCAATTTAAGTTTAGATCATTAAAAAACTCAAGCCACTGATCATGCTTCCAACATGTTAAATGAAGATTCTGTTTCTTGTTTGGGCGATAGCCTTCTGGAGTATTTGATATTCCGTGAGCAATATATCTATTGGATACTCTAAAACATTCTCTATGTGCCTCTTCTTGATCTGAGGGTAATAGATGTTCAATAACATCTGTTGACATAACCAAATCAAAAGAATTGTCTTCATAGGGTATGTTAGTTGCAGAAGCTACTTTTCCTTTGTAGCCCTTTCGTTTAACTTTGTCTATAGCCGTGCGTGATGGATCAATTCCACAAACTAGTTTTCCCAGATCTTTCGCCATATAATTAAGTCCAATTCCAGGACCGCATCCGATGTCAAGAACTGAATGGAATTTTATTTTTGAAGGATTAATACAATATCGAAACATACCAGGATAATGCGAGTCATTTAATAAATTGGTACAAATTCCGCCATAATTATGTTTTTTATATAGTGTTTCATATATTTCATTATAAAATTTTAATTTATTATCCATTCTTCAAACCAAATCACTATCCCGTTTAAATGGTACATTAACTCTCATCCATGGTTTACCATATTTTACATCCGGGGAAATATATACTTTTGATTTTTTATAGTTTTTCCACCAATTTTCTGCTTTCTTTCTCCAAGTTGGAACTTTGGTTTGTTTTTTAAATTTCAAAAAAGAACGCAACGCCTGTTGTCGTTTTTTGTCTGGTATCTTGACATCAGATAAAATTTTATCATACACAAGAACTGGATTTTCTTTTGTTTCTGCAGCCCAAGCTTCGTCCGTTGTTGGGAGCATAGCAGCAGTTCCCATTAAAAAGGCTAGCACAATCTCTTTTATGCCCTCATTTAACTCTTTTTTTTTTATTGCTTCTTCTACTTCTTCTTTAATGATTTGTTCTAACTGGGTGATTGTGTCCTCTTCTGGAGGTCTTCGTCCGCCGGGGTTGGTATCTGTTGTAGGCTTGGCTGTCCACTCACGCTCTGCCTCCGGTTCTGCAAATCTACTTGGTTTTTCTCCTGTAGACAAAGAATCATAAAGTTTAGCAGTTAGCTCTTCAATTGAATCTTCAAACTCTGCACGAATTCTGCGAGTTTCCGAATACAAGTCGTTAATATCCAATCTATTTTGAGCTATCAGTTGAGAATCAGTCATCTCATTAGTAAATGCTTCTTTGATAAGTTGTTTTAATTGTGATTTGGTTAGTTTCATTTATTTGGTCTCCACCCCTCTAGCCAGCGCTCTTCTCTTCTTTCAACATATTGAACATAACATTTAAAACAGCAGTCATATTTGTTCATGTATGTATCGTCCTTCACGCTAAAAGAATAAATCTCACACACTGGACAAGTTCTAGTGCTTGCTTTATTAAGTAGTTTTTTGCTGACTAAAAAACCATCTTTCTCAACCTTTTCGACTTTATCCTTTTTTCTTCTCTGCTGATCAACAAACTCTTTCAATTGTGAAAGATATTCTTTCTCTTTTTCCTCGTCCCAATTGGCTTTTGGATGTTGAACTGCTTCTTTGCCATACTTCTTCTGAATGGCTTGTTCAATTTTTGCTATGTAATTTGGATCTTTTTTCATTTTATGCCGAATGATAAGTGCATGTAATTAATTTTGTGGTACCTGATTCATTAGCCCAAATAACAGGCTCAGTGGCTTTCGCTACAGTATAATTATGAAGTAAATCATCATCTTGTTTCTTGCCATGGCCAACAGTGTTTGAAGAACAAATATAATCGCCCAATTCAATGTCACCGCCTTCCGAACAAACTAGAATGTGACCATCACCTAAACAAAAAATTGAATGAAAGTTTTCTTCATCGAAGCCTCCCGGGATGTCGGGTTCATATGGATATTTGCGGCTGTAGACTCCAAAAACAGCTTTATCCTTCGCTTGAGTTGTTTTTTCAGCAGAATAATTAACTTTTTTTCTTTCTGGTCCAGTTGTAGTAGATATAATTTTGATTAATGTTCCATATGGATATCCATTTTCGTTATCTTCTTCTGGAATTGAAACATCATGATTTGCTGTAAAAGCGCCATATGATACAGTTCCTCCTGAAAAAGTGATCTTCCCTTGAGTCACGCCATTACCGGCCAGGAAGATGAGGGGTGTGCCAGCGGATTCGTTCGGGGCGAAGGCGTCTGTACCACATTGTATTGAGAGACCATGGTTCGAGATATTTTCACCATCGTTCTCGATGTGCGCGGCGGCGCCAGGGCCCTCGTGGGTGACGATAAAGGGATACCTCGGCGTCAATTCGTCGATGGGGATGTAGTTGGAGTTCGCTTCGCCGCTCCTGATAGACACATATCCCTCGGCGTTGCGGTTGAGGGGAGCAGCAGTTTTGGCGCCGGCGGCCCATACCTTCAGACTCGTTGACATAAAATTGCCTGTCAACTCCAATATCGAACCGTTAAATATAAGATTAGCTTCTCCATCAAGTTCTGTTGTAGTACTGCCAATTGATACTAGTCTGCCTTCTGTTTGATTGTTGAGAGCAGTTATCGTACCAGCGGGGCCATCTTGCCAAGAACAAGTTCCGTCACCGTCTTCTCTTAAAAATTTATCTCCTCCTGACTCGCCAGTAGAAGCTAATTCAGTGCCTTCCAAATTGCAAGCAAATGTTAAATCATAAGGATCGGCGTTCGAACCAGGAGAAGTATCAGTCCAGTTGATATCAATACCAGCACCTTCTACAAATTTAACTTCCTTTGCATTTGTAACTGTGACTTCTGTGCCGTCGCCGTCCTCGAGAACCCAGTTTGTCATGCCTGCGGCGACGGAAGACATGTTGGCTGACACGTCCATGAATTGTAGAAGATACCAATTAGTTCCGTCAAAAACCCACTGAGTAACATCGCCATTGGCAGTGGTTATATTAGTTGAGCCGCCCTTTAAATTAGTACTGGTCACATCGTAAACAACTGCAGCCGTTGAAATAACGGTAATAATTTGGCCAGCGACACCATCATCAAACATCCTCAAGGTCTGCCCGCTAGCGTGAGTTTTGAAAAGATTCCCGCCCTTTACCGATGGCGTGATATCGCTTGAACTAAAAGTTGAGAACGTTCCAGCAGGCCCACTAAATGCAGCTGGACCTTTTACCAGCAGTGAAGAACCAGTGATTGCGCCTTTTGCACAAGAGAACGAACCAGTTAAAGTAACAGTTCCAGGGTTACCAGTTCCAATTGTCACTTCACTTGTGGCTACGTTAAGTGATGAACCAGTTATTTGACCAAAAGTAGCGTGTGTTCCAGAGACGGCTCCAGACAAATGCGCAGAACCGAAGATATGTGCGTCTCCAGTTATTCTAAGAAGAGAACCAGTTATTTGACCAAAAGTAGCGTGTGTCCCAGAGACGGCTCCTAAAGTGGCAGCTGGTTTGCCACCTAGAGTTCCAAAACCTGAGCCTTCAGAAAAAGTAAAATAGGCACTGTCTGTCAATTGACCGTTTGAAGTGGCAAAAGTAGCTCTGCCTGACGTTAAATTAGCAACTCTTAAAGTAGTGCCAGATAAAGCACCTTTTACACAAGCGAACGAGCCAGTTAAAGTGACAGTCCCGGGATTTCCAGTCCCAATTGTCACTTCGCTTGTGGACAAGTTGAGTGATGAACCAGTTATTTGACCAAAAGTAGCGTGTGTTCCAGAAACGGCTCCAGACAAATGCGCAGAACCGAAGATATGTGCGTCTCCAGTTATTCTAAGAAGAGAACCAGATACTTGCCCAAAGGTGCCATGGGTTCCAGTGACTGCTCCTAAGTCAGAACCCGGTTTGCCGGCTATAGTTTTGGTAATACTAAGTTCAGATCCAGTAATTGGCCCACCACGTAAGTAAATGGCAGATCCAGTAATAGCTCCTAAGTCAGAACCCGGTTTGCCGGCTATAGTAGCAGCAGTGAATGAACCAGTCAATATAACTTGGCCCATGTCAGCCTCTGCGCCAATGGTAACTTCTCCAGTATATATCCAAAGACCAGATCCTGTAAGGGCACCTACATTGGTAGTCACTGAGTCAAAATACACAGGACCTGTAGCTGTATAAGTTGAGCCAGTGATTGCTCCCAGGTTAGCAGCTGGCTTACCACCCAGTGTCGTCCCGTCAAATGTAAATTTGGAACTATCCGTTAATTGACCATTTGAAGTGGCATAAGCAACTCTACCAGATGTTAAATTAGCCAATCTTAATGTAGAACCAGTAAGGGCCCCTATGAGCCCGCTGCCAGTTAATTTAAGAGACGAGCCAGTAATTTGACCAAAGGTGCCATGAGTGCCAGTGACAGCACCAAAGAAGGTGGCTGGTCTTCCGCCCAGTGTC